GTTGACGAGATCGCGCAAATGACGGGATTCGGCGAACGCGAGCGGATGCGCCGCGCGTTCCTGCGCACAATCGGCCAGCCGCCACAGGTGTTGCGGCGTAACGCCCGGCTCGCCAATGCTTCGGATATTGACGGGCCGGCCCGCTCGAACCGCGACGCGCGTTCGCTGGGGTCGTGAAAGTGTGAATCATAGGCTTTCGCCATGAAACGCAAAAGCGTCGGCAACATACGACGTCCCATAGAGCAACGACGCGGAGAATGCGTGGCCGCTTAGCCGCCCTATGCCGACGTTGCGGCTATGACTGCTTTCCGCCCTGGACCACAGGTCGCATTTCCGACTCTGAATTTCCGCCTTGGGTCACTAGTACGCGCTCCCTTTGCTCGCGGAACGACCGTTCAGGAATGGACAGCAGACCCTACGGCACCGGCGCGAAAGTCGTCTTCGGGTCGACTTGGGACGGTCGCCGAACATCCTGCGGATAATGGCTTCAAGCCGAATCCGGACAAAATTTGCTTGTGCAGCGCGATGGTTGCAACGGGTTCACATGCCGCCGCGCCCGGCGCGTTCATGCCGCGCCAGTCCGGCGTCACGACCGCATTTGTCGAGCCGCAGCCCTCGCACCTGAAGCGCCTCAGCTTCACGATATTCGGAAAGAGCGTTTCATCGGGCAGCGCCACGACGTCGAAGGACACCGGCCCCGACCGCCTGCAATCGCGGCAGAGCACGTAAACGCCCTCGACGCCCATGGCCTTCAGGCGCGTGATTGTCGGTGGTTTGGTCGGCGGGGGTGTAATGGCGGTCTCTGCTGGCGCGAGTGTTGTGGCCAAGCGGCCAAGCCTGCGGCAAAAAGCGAATAGGTCGGGCCGCACCTGAGAAGCGGCTCAAAAGAAATGGTCCGTGCCGAAAGGCGCGGGCCGTTTTTGCGTCAGGCGGCCTCAACACCTTCGCAGCGGAGCTGCTCGCGGCCCGATTCGTAGCCGCGCCGCGCCGAGATCTTCATGCGCTCGGCTTGGCAGGAATGATTCATCTTATGGGGCTTGCACCAGAGGCAGCCGGAGCGGCTTTTCTTCGGGCGGTGGCGTTTTGTGGCGCATGGCGGAAATCCAACCGCTTCGGCTTTGGCGAGCGGAATATGGTTGAACCGGTCCACGAGCGCAATGTCGGCGAGTTGGCGAAACCCCGGTGACCGTATGCGGGTGTCGGATTGCGGCCTGTGATGCACTGGTGATGCACACGCGATTTTGTCGACAGCGTGAAATCTGTCTTACTCGTTTATTTTACTAGTATTTATAGAGATGAATACATTCTTCACCACCTCCTCGCGCAAGGAATGCACTTCCAAAGTCAGATCGTCGACGCGCCTCTCATAGCCATCGATCAAGGTGCGCAAACGCTCGTCGACGGCGGCCTGCATCGCCGGGCCACGATTGACCAGAGCGAGGACAAAGCCGCCTACCGCCGTCAAGGCGCTGGCGCCCAAGGTGACCAGCCAGTTTGGCAATTCGCCGCCATTCAAATCAGCAGACATTTCTTTTGAATTCCACTCGTCAGGACAAAGCTCTCGCCAAACCGCCTCAGCGCGCAGCCGCGCCCTGTTTCACGATGCCGCCGAAACTCTGGCAAATCGCATCGCTTGCCGCCTGCACGGACAATGTCGCTCCCTGACGAACCAGCGGCGTCGACTTGCCCTGATTGACGGCCTGTTCGACGACCAGGGCGACATTGGCGACATGCGAAACGTCGCAAACCACCGCATCGCCAAAAGCCAACGCGGCCTCGATTTCCGAAATGACGTTATTCGACATGGCCGCAGCGGGAGCGGCCGAAAAGAGCGCGCAAACAAGCGCGCCAGCGTAAAGCTTGCGAAACATGAAGGAAATCCTTTGGGAGATTTTCAGATGAAAGGCGCGTGTTCATATTGCGGGCCGTCCGATCCGAAAATCGGCGGCGTCGCGCCATGCTGTCTCTGGATGACGTTAAGCTTGCAAAGAACGGAGATGACCTGCGCCGCCTCCTCAAATGGAATGACGCCCGGAATGAAGGGCGCAAGCGCTTGAAGAACTTCCTCGACCGTTGAGACCGTCTTTTGCGGATCGGAAAAATGGCTTTCCAGAACCGAAAGCATATCCGGCCACGGCAAGGCTTTCGCAATACCGACGCCACGAGCAATCTGTTCGAACGTAACGGATTGCATCAATGCGGGGTCGGCCTTGAGCGCCGCCGAACTGGCGGCGTCCGTCGTACGCAGCTATTTGCCCAGAGCGACGGCGGCGAATGACCAGTTCACGGCTTTTTTTCCGGAATGACCACCGCGAAGAAGCCGCCGATGGCCGCAAGCAAAGCGATCGCGGCGTCGCCCGCCGCGCCGAAATAGGCATGGGCCGCGACCGCCAGGATGCCTGAACCCGCCCAGGTCGAAGGCTCCTCCATTCGAGCCAGCAACCAATGCCCCATATTCATAAGACCGTTCATGATCTGCTCCTTGAGATTAAACGAGAGAGAATCCGGCGACTGGAAGCGGCCGGAGGTCGAGCAAGGCCAGCGCCTCTATTGCCGCCCCAGAATCCGCGAGCGCACGAGATCGAGCGGATAGGCTGGCCCCGGATCGGTCTTGCGCCCCAACGGCGTGGCGACGTCCTCGTGGCCGATGACGTCCTTGAAATGATAGGCGGCGTGGAGCGCCTGCCCGATGGCGAGCGCGGCCTGCACCTGGGCGTCGGGATAGTCCTCCCAATAGGCCCAGCCGTGGGTGATCCGGTGCTGCGCATGGAGCACGTCGCTCCCGGGAACGACCTGCTTGCCGAGCTGGGTCCGGAACGAGCCATCCGCCATGTGGTTGAGCACGCCGGCGTTGACCTGCTCGATCCCGATGGCGAAATCGTTGCAGCCCGCCCTGCCCTCCCAGGCCGATTTCCCGACATGCCAGCCGACGACATTGAAAGGCAGCAACTGCGTCACCGATCCGTCCTTGTCGAGAACGAGATGGGCTGAGACGCGGTTGCTGGCGTGGCCATCGGTGAGCGTGGCGATGGCGCCGGCGGCGGTGCTGGACGCCGTGTAATGCAGGACGAGGATTGCCGGCTTCATGGCGCCGCCGTGGTTGGGCGACGGCTTTTGCGGCACGGGTTTACCGTCCTTGTGCAGGACATGATTGACGACGCTGAACATGGCGCGTCCTTTCGGTTGGATGATTTTAGGAAAAAGGCGTCAGCGCCGCGCCAGATGGCGGCTGGAGCGGATCGCGCCTCGAAGGCCTGAGACGCACTTCTCCAAGAGTTTCGGAGCAAAGCGCCGCCGAAGCGATCGGAGCACGGCTAGACCGTTCAGAACCCGACGCACTTGAACGTCACCAGATCTGCCGCCGCCATCGTCACCGCCGAAAAGGTCACGGTTGATGTCGTATAGGCGGTCTGATTGATGAGATTGGACGGGGTATTCAGATTATGAGCGTCGCAGACCCAACCATTCGCAGGAGTCACCAGAGCATTGAGGGTCAGAATGATCGTGCCAGCCGAACAAGCGCCATTCGCCTTGAAAGACCCCGCCGTATTGCCGCCGAGCTGGGTGTTGATCGGACAGGAGCCGGAATTGGCCGGGACGGCGCCAGACACAAGGCGCGCCGCGCTTTTGACATAGCCGGGCGCCGTAATGTTGGCGGAACTGCCAAAATTTCCGGGAATGTTCATGCCGCCACCGCTATCGACGGTCATTTTGTTCACGCCGCCATAGCGTAGCGCCATCGTCCCTGCGACGTTCGACAGGGTCCAGTTACCAGAACCATCGAAAGCAATTGTTTGATTGGTGGCGAGGCGGATCGCATCGCTCGAAATCGTCGCGCCAGAGAAATCGGCGCCGATGCCGTAGTTTCCGGTGTAATCGATGCCCCGGTCCCAGGCGATCCCGGCGCCCGTCCCCAACAGAATGCCCCGCCCGGCGTGCATCCCGGATGTTCCGTTGGCGTTGATTTGCACACCGACGCGTTGCTTATTCGCGTCGGTCGTCGCAGACGAAATCGTCACATCGAACTCAGCGCCGAGGCAAGGTCCGATCGGGTCGGCTTCCCCGGTAACGTCCGTGCAATTGCCATTCATGCCTGCCGAATAGGACAGCGACGTATCAACCGCCGTTCCAGCGACGGTCTGCGCGCCGGTGGTAGCGTTGGCGAAGGAGACGGAGCCGGGAGACGACGCCGTGACCTTCCACGTTCCATTGTAGCCAGAGGGCGTGACGCCCGCGATGTTGACCGCATGGCCAACCGGGATCGTCGCGCCGCCGCTGAATGTCACCGTGGCGGTCGTTCCCGTGCCGCTCGCCCCGGTCGTGGCGCTGGCCCAAGCCAAGGGGACGTTGCGGTGAATAGTGCCGTTGACGGCGACATTTTCCGCAGCGGTTGAAGCATTGGCGTAGTGATTAAGCTCGCCTGTGATGGTCCACTCGAAACCTGCGTTGCCTGGGTTGGTGGACCCGAAGGCCCAAATGCCTTTGTAAGTGTTCCCAAAAGACCCAGAACCAGAATCAACATGGCGATCTACACGGAACGTAGGCTGGCCATCATAGATGGACTGGTGATTCCAGATGAACCATCGGGCGCCATCGAGGCCGGGCACGCCAGTCCCCTCGACAGAGGCCGATAGGCCCGGCAGCAGCGCCGGAAAGCCAAGATTGGCGCGCGCGGCCGATACGCTGGAGATATCGCCAAGATTATTGGCCGGGGCAAGCGGCGTAAATCCGAGATTGGCGGCGGCCGCGCCGGTAGCGAGCATCGGAGCGGTGATAGCGCCGGCGCCCGGAGGAGCCATCAACATGTCGGCAGCCGCAGGCGTCGTTGCAAGCAGGAGAGCCGCGACGACAGCGAGTTTCTGGTCGATGAACTTCATGTCAAAAAGTCTCCAGGACGCCGACGTTCTGGCTTCCCGAAGCAGCGATTCCATAAATCGCCGCCACGGAATTGAGTGTGATCGACCCGCCCGCAACAAGCGGAAGGCCATTGGCGGCCGTGACGCCCGCGCCGCCGAGATAAATGGTCGCCGATCCATTGTTATAGATCGTGGCCGCAATTCGCCCGGCGCCGGCCGGACCGGCGCGCGCCGCGACAATCTGCGCAACCGTGGCGCCGATATTCGCCTGCGCCGTCGCGAAATTGACCGCACCCACAACTTGATAGCCTAGAGCAGACTGGATCGCAGCCAGTTTGGCGACCGCCGCGGCGAGATTCCCACCGGATTCGAGCGCAGGACTCTGCCCATCGTCGAAAAAGGCCAGAATTCTGTCCGAGGCCGAAAGCCCGGTCGTGCCGCATTGCAGGGTCAAGACGTTCCCGTTCCAGGCCCCGCAAAGGCCGGAAGCCGCAGGATTGAACAGGATCTGTCCTGCGGTTGCGTCCACCACGCCAAGCAGGCGATCTGGAATGAAGCCGGAGACGGACGAGAAGTCGAGCGTTCTGGCCGTCGGGTTGAAGGCGGGCGAAGTCGTCAATTGCTTCATGATTTCTCAGCCGAGAATGAGTGCGGCGATAAAGGCGGATGATGCGCTGGATACGGCGAACAGATTTGCCGCCGTCCCCGCGGGGTCGAACGCACTGACGCTCGATCCCGAGCCGGGGCTGGAGACAATCGCCGCATCCGAAATGGCCGGGAGAATGGTCAGCGCGGCCGCCAGAACCGTGTCGCGCGACCCATCCACGTCGCCGACGACGGCCTGTTGATACAGCCGCCCAGCCGGGAGCGCCGCCGTGTCCGCCGCCGTCAACGTGACAGACATCGTCCATAGCCCTGAACTGTCCATGGCGAATACGCCCGTCTTCGCCAGCAGGACGATCGACGCCTCGTTGCTCGCGGCGATGACATAGGTTCCTGACGGCGCCGAAAGCACTGCCGGAACCGTCCCCGACGAATAGATCGGGATTTGCAGGACGAAGGAATCACCCTGATAAAGTGACAACAGACCGGACATCAGCCTATCCTTTTTTTGCTGAAATAGCCGCCCATCGAAAACATCCGACCCAACTCGCCGGCCATTCTTGCGACGCCATTGCGGGCCCTAGCGACGGAGCGCGGAAACAGATAAGCCGGCGCCGTGGCGCGCGTCGGCCTTTTCCCTGACAGGGCCGCGACCGCAGGATTGCGCCGGAGATCACTGCCCATATTTCCGCACGGCGGCGTTGCTCGCCTTGATCGTCTCGGTCCAGGTCACGCCGGACGCCGTTCCCGCCGATTTCACGGCGAATGCGTAGCCCGTCGCGCCGGCCTGCGTCTTGATGCGCGGCGTCCGGCAAGTGATCTTGAACGAGCCCGTCGCCGTCTTGCCGAAATCCGTCAGGTTTTTGGCGTCGTCCAACTTGGCGAGCGCGGCGCTCGCCGGCAGCGGATAGGCCGCCCCGACGGAACCCGCCTGCAGACAGGTGGACCATTGCGGTACCGCCGCCGTCTCGATGATAAAGGTTCCGACATATTCGGTGTTCGACAGGTTCGACAGGTCAAGATCGACCTGTCCGAAGATCAGATCGGTTCCGAGCGTGAGATTGACGCTGTAATTATAGAAGATCGAAATCGAGAACTGTTCGTTCGTCCCTCCGGTCACATCGCTGACCGCGACAACCTGACGCTGGCCGCTCAGGCCGTCCGTCCGGTTCCCGTTCGTCTCCTGCGAAGTCGCACAGGTGGCGGTCCCGGTGAAAGACCCCGAAACCGTCCACGACGTTCCGACGCTGGCCGAAGGCGTGCAGCCGCCGCTCGCCGTCCCGGTCGCGCCATAGAACAAGCCCCAGGGCGTTCCGGAGGCCTGCAACAGGTTCCCCGCCGGATTGTTGGTCGCGTGGTAATAATCGCTGTAGCTGTTGGACATAAAGACGTTGGGCGCGAGCCAGTTCTTGACCACCGCATTGGCGGCGACAGACCAAAAGAACGCGCCCTGCGGGCTGGGGTGCAGCCCGTCATAGGTCATTGCGGACTGCGGATTGCCGTTCGCATTGGTCGCGTCTGTCCAAAGGTGATCCACGTCGAAGGAAACCACCTGAGCCGCGCCAATCGCCGCCTTGCGGGAGAGCAGCGCATAGGACGCCATCCAGCCATTCACATGGACCCGCATCTGATCCATTGCGACGGTCCAGCCGCCGGTTCCGTTGTTGCGCGGCGTGAGCGGGGCGAGGACGACGCGCTGGATGCCGCAGCCCTGCGCCGCCTGAACCGAGGCTTGCAGATTGGCGATGATGCTCGCGTAGCTGTAGCCGGCCGTAATGTCGTTGATGCCCGCTTCGATGAACAGAATGTCGGGCGGGTTGGCGCAGACGTCGTTGCGGATGCGATAGAGCGTCCCCGCTGTGGTGTCGCCGGGAACGCCATAGGAGCCCGCGCCGGTCAGGGCGTAGGTCCAGGTGATCGGCGTCGGGCACGTCCCGCCGGAAACCGCGAAAGTCACGCCGGCCACATAGCCGGAGCCCGGCGTCGCCGGCGTGATCTTCTGGCCGACCTGCTGGACATAGCCATTGGCGTCGGTCGTGACGGTGAAAACCGACGGCTGATTGGCCGGGGTTCCGCTCGGGGCGCTCGGCGTGATGGTCAAGGTCGCGTTCGGCGTGCAGACGCCCGCCGTCAGCGGGACAGCGTAAAGCAGCCCGCCCCAGGCGCCGGGATAGCCGAAGGCGACGGGGTCATAGACGATGCCGTTATTCGAAATCGCGGCGAGCCAGCCCAATTCCGAATTGGCCTGCGATCCGACCCAGAAATTCGCGTTGTTATAGGCGTAGGCCGAGCCAGCCGGGTTGTTGATATTCCCGGTCCAGCAAGTGCTATCCCCCGCGCACGAGGCCGTCAGCCCCGTCACTTGCCGCAACAGGACGGAGGGCGCGACCGGCGCCGAAGACGGGATAGCGGGCGCCGCGGCGAAGGCCTGCGTCGTGAAAAACGTCGAACCGAGCAGAGCGGAAAGCAGCTTTTTCATCGCTCAATTCCCGGAGAAGCGAAGGATGTCGGTCGCGAGGGTTCCATAGGTCGAAACCTGACCGAGATTGGTCACGCCGTAGGACATGGCTTCGCCAGGCGCGAGCGGGTACCAGCGCGGGGAATTGGCCGCGTCCGCCGTGCCGCCCACATAGACCGTGCCGGCATTGCTCTTGTCAGCCTTGACTATGATTCCATTCGTCAGCGCGCGCGACGGCAGAGGCGCCGCCGAAGTCGTGACCGTCACATAATCGGAAACGATCGGGTTCGCGCTTTGGGCGTGGGCGGCAGCGCCGAGGGCGAGCGCGAGCGCGCCCGCAAGAAAGAGCCTTGCAAGGTTCATGGGTTTGTCCTTGAAATCTCAGAGGGGGCCGTGATCGGCGCCGATGAGGAGATCGCCCAAAATGGGTTCGGGCGCCGACGTGATGACGCCGTTTTCGTATAAATCGCCGGGATCGCCGGCGTCGCAGGCGACAAGGGTCGAGCCGTCGCCGGGGTCGAATTCAGCCGGATCGGCCAGGATCACATTGACGATCTTACCGTCCTTGATCTGGATGCAGCGCGTCGGCATCAGAAATCCTCCAGGATGATGGCGTAGCCCGCGCCGCCGAGGCCGCCGCCCCCCGCGGTTCCGCCGTTTTGGGCCGACCCGCCGCCGCCGGCGCCGCCGCCGTAAACCCCGCCGGCGCCGCCAGATCCCGCCGCCGTGAGAGACGACCCGCCGCCCCCGCCGCCGCCGCCCGATGGCAAGTTTAGATTTGGATAATTCGCAGCGCCGAGGCCGGGGGAGCCATTTACACCGGCGGCGCCGCCGCCCCCGCTTGTGCCGCCAATGACCAGCAACACGTTACCGCCACCGCCACCAGAAAAGACCGCGTTAGCCGCCGAAATGCCACCGCCTGCGCCGCCGCCCGCCGGCCCCATTTGCGTGTTGGAGCTTCCTGGCCCAGCCCCACCATTTACGCCGCCGCCGCCACCGGAACCGTAATAGAGCGCGTTGACGCCCGCCGGGCTTGCGCCAAAGCCGCCCGGAGAAACCGCAGCCGACGAACCGCCGCCGGCCGATCCCGAGCCGTTGCCGCCGCTCCCAAATGGGCCGCCCGACCCGCCGCCGCCGCTGTTCGACGCAAGTTGACCGCCCGCGCCGCCGCCGCCACCGCCCGCCTTTGCAAGGCTTCCGAAAGAGGTTTGACCGCCTGTGCCGCCCGTCCCGCCGGCCGTGCTCGATGTGGACGCCGCCGCGCCGGCCGTCCCGCCCGCGCCGATCGTCAGGGTCTGAGACGCGCCGATCTGCGCAGCAGAGAAAACCGCGGAATAATATCCGCCGCCAGCACCGCCCGCCCCTCCGGAACAAGCAGCCGTCGCCGCCTGCAAAGCGCCGCCGCCGCCGCCGCCGCCGCCGCCGACGAGATAGACGGCGGCCTTGGTCAGCCCTGGCGTCGGGACAAAGGTGGTCGACGCCGAGAAAAGCCGGACATTGGCCGAACGGCTGATGACGGCCCAGCGATTCGACCCGTTGCTCTCAAGAACGATGCGGGCGGAAGGCGAGGAAAGAACCGCGTTCGCAAGCCCGTTGATCGTATCGGAGCCGTTCGGGCTCAAGGTCAGCGTGTTCGTGGTCGAGCAGCTTCCCGACTCGTCAATCACGATCAGGGGATGCCCGGCCGGGAACGCCGCCGCCGCCGGAAGGCTGACGGCGCGCGCCGCCGTCAGGGTTCTATAGGCAACAATGCGGTCGGTCGTCAGAACCGTGTAAGCGGCGTCGGAAACGGCTGTCCGGGCGTTGGCGAAAGTCGCCGCGCCGGTCGCGGCGTCGAGCATGATCGCCTCGGTCCAGGTTGAGCCGTTCGCCGAAACCTTGAAATGGAAATTATCGTCGCCGGTAAGGCCGAATTGCGCGCGGCCGGAGAAGCCGTCTTGGAACAAGATGCTCGCGGTATTGCCGCTCGCCGACTTGTTGATGGTGAAGCTGAAACTCGTCCCGTTGAAAAGGGCCGAGGCCCCATAGACCGAAAGGGGATTGGACGGGTCCGGCGCGGTCCCGACGCCAATTGGCCCGAACTGGTCGGACAGCTTTGCGGCCGCCCACCCACCAGCCGTGACGCCATCATGAACCGTGACGCGGTTGTTCGTCGTATCGACGATCAATTCGCCCTGGGCGCCGGTATAAGCGGCGACGTTCGCCGCCGTGTCTCGGCGTCGTTTGACCTGAACGGACATTGTGGTTCCTTACGAAGTGCAGTTGCCGAGGTCGATGATCGCGACGACAGGCGCCGAGACGGTCCCGAAATCGTCGGTTTCCGCGACGAGCTGGCTGGCGAGCCCGTAATCCATCGCGGTCCCGAGGGCGAGGGCCGAAGTCACCGGGCCAAGCACGCCCGTTCCCTGAATCTGGTAGGGATAGGCCGTGCAAGTTGAGAGGTCTTGCGCCGCGCCGCCGAAGACGTTGACGCTCTGGAATTTCAGATAAATCGTCTGGCCGATTTCGGCGTTCGGGACGTCATATTTCAGGATCGCGGAATCGAGCAGGCAGAAGCCCGCGCCGATCGAATGAGCGCCTGGCGTCGAAACGCCCATCCCGCGGTAAAGCGCGGTCAGGTTGTATTTGTTCGCCGCCGTCAGCGTCGCGGTCGTGTAGGAGAGATATTCACCATCGACATAGCAAAGCGTGACGCCGGCCGCAGCGGCGGCGCTGTTCGTCGAATCCAGCGTCCCGCCGCTCTGGGTCAGATCGACCGCGAGCGTGTTGGCATTGTCCGGGTTCGCACCGGCGTAAGCCGCGAGCGAGGCCGAAAGGACGCCCTGGCGCGCGGGAAGTGCGATGAAAGACACTTCCGCATAACTCGTCCCGTCGAGCGAAGCCCAGACGATGCAGCCGCCCCAATTCGGATCGGCGCTTTGCGCGCTGGCGCCGATCCACAACTGCGTCGAGCCGCCAGAGAGCGAGGGCGGCGGCTCGATAATCAATGGCGTGTTGACCGAATTCGGCGTCACATCGGCGGCCGGGACGCCATTGCTCTTGGCCTGGACCGGATAGACGACGGACGTCGCGACGCCCTGCGGGAATTCCTCGGCCGCGATCGAGAGCGTCCCGTCGTCGGCTTCCTCAATATCCGTGATCCGGACGACGGTCGCGTTCAACCCGAGCAACGGATCGGTCAGGCTGACCAGATCCATCGGATCGAGCAGGCAGAATTCCGCCGAAAGCCGGAATTCGTATGTGTTTCGGATATAAAGCCCGCGTTGCAGGTTCAATTGCGCGGCTCGCTGGCCGACCGCCACGTCGCAAATTTCATGCGCCGTGACGGTCGAGCCGGCGCGCAGGCCGAAACGGTCAATCGCCGACTGGTCGAAAACCGTGATCGGCCCGGTATTATAGGAATCGCTCCGGGCCTGGATTTCGACGCTCTGCTGGTTATAGCCGGCGTAGGGGTCCGACCGCGTGATCTTGATCGGGTCTTCGCCTTCCGAATGAACAAAATCCTCGTCCGTCAGCGCGTATAGGACCGTCAGATTCGGGGTCCAGGTCTTGCCGCTCGCCGTGATCGCGCTGTCGCCGAGGGGGACAAACTTGAGCAGCCCACCCGACCAGACCACCGTCGAATTGGTGAGCTGCAGCCAGCGCGACAGGATCGACGAAGCCGATTCCCTTGTGTTCAGAACCGGGCTGAACGCGATCCCCGCCGTCCAGCAATAGGTCTGGTAGGACGAATCGCCGGCATTGGCGTAGAGCGAACTCGCATCGATCGACGCGGCCGGGAAGCCGGCGCCATATTGCGAGTTTGTCAGGAAATCGTAGATCACCTGGGCCGGGTCGCAATCGAGCCCGTTGACGCCCGAGCCGGACAGGAAGCCGCAGACCTCGAAATTGTTGTCGCCAACGCTCGCCGCCGGGCCAAGGTCGTAAATCGGATTGCAGACATAGGCGACGCCCGGATAGCCCAAGGCCTCGGACGGATAGAAGGCGGAAGCCCACGCCCAGGGCGCTTGCGGCGTCGTCCCGGTAAACAGGCTCAGGCCGAGCGCGGCCAAATTCGTCGGCGTCGGCGACGACGTCCAGATGTTTCCGATTTCCAGAATCGGACCTTCGCAAAGCGCCATGATGATCGCGCAACGATAATCGAAGCCCGTCGCCTGTTTGCTGCTGCCGCCGCCCTTGCCGCCGCCTTTTCCGCCCGAATATTGCGGCAACGCGAGGAAATGATTGTACCAGATCACGTTCGGCGACAGGATATTCCGGCCCCAGGCGATCGGAACCGGGACGGCGCTTGAAGTCGTCTGGATTTGCAGACCGGAATATTTGGTGATCTGGGTTGGCGAGGCGTTGCCCGCACGCAAGATTCCCATTACGCGCCCGCCTTTATTATTTTGCGCTTGATCTGTTCCGAAAACCGGCAACCACTTTTCGGGATCATGCGCGCTTCGCCCAGATCGAGAAGAAGCGCAGCCGGCGCTTCGGGTCGGTCAAGACCGGGTTTTGCGTCAGCCCTTCCTCGATGGCGCAGCCGGCGTCATGCGAGGCGTGAACGATGCGAACCGGATCGGCCTCGACGACGATCCCGCCATGCGAATAGGTCCGGCCATAGTGGAAAAGCGCAATGTCGCCGACGCCTGGCGCGTCGACCGGCTCGCAGCGTTCCTCGAAGAAGGACAGATATTTTTCTTCGTCGCGGTGGAGCATCCAGTCGGGCGCATAGGGGCGCGGGTCGAACGGCTCGACCATGCCGGAATCGACGAAAACCCGGACGATCAGCATTCCGCAATCGACGCCCGCGCCCAGGACGTCGGCGCAATTGTGATAGGGCGTGGCAATCCATTTGCGCGCTTCGGCTGCGACCGCCGCGCGTTGCCCGGCTTCGTTAAGCGTGATGGTCATGATGATGCCTTACTTGCCCTTGCCGCCCCCGCTTGTGCTGATGGCTGAAAGCGGGCCGGTCATGATCTGCGGCGGCGGGACGTAGGGGAATCCCTTGAAATTGCTCAGATTGTTGAACTTGCTGCTGCAAGCGCCTTTCGTGTGGTCGCAGCCCTGCGCAGCCGTGAAGGCGTCGCCGACGCTCGGCGCGTTCGGGAGCGGATAGGCGAGCAGGAGCCAGCCGGCGCCGGCCGCCTTGATCGTCGCTTCGACGCCGGTATTTGCCCCCGACGTGAAGGTGATCGTCCCTTGCTGGTAAGCCGAGGTCGCGGAACCCCAGGCGATTTGCGTCCGGTCGGAACCCGCCGCGACGGATCCCGCAGACGAATAAGTCCCGCGCGCCAGGCCGCAGCCCGAGCCGTAAAGGACGTGAACGCAATTCGACTGGTAGCAGTTGCGCGGCATGTCGATGTCGAGCAGCGTCAAATCCGACGCGACCGTGACTTTCGCCGAGGTGCGCCCGATTTCGTCGATTTGCGCGACGCGGCCCTTGAACAGCACGACGGTTCCAATCGGGATGAGATTGCTGCCGGAGGTCGCCCAAGACGAGAAGAACGCCCGCTCGCGCTGGATGAAGGCGCCGTCGAAAAGCCCCTGCTGCAAGGCTTGAAGAAACGGGACGCCGCCAATCGTGTCCGTGGCGCGCGCGGCGACGACAATCTGCTGCTTGTCGACATTGGGGCCGCATGAGGCCTTGTATCTGAGGCCGGCAATGAGGACCGAATTCGCCAGATAGGTCCGCCCGTTCCAAAAAGCGGGCGCATCGACGCCGCAATAGGCCAGGACCGCCCCGCTCGCCAGCGTGATCGTGAACAGGTCGGCCATATAGAGCGGCGCGTCGCCGTTCGCGGTGCGCAGCCCGTTCAGATAGGTGACGAGCGCAGGCGAGGTCGTTTTCATAGGATAGACCTGGTTTTCATCGAATCTGCCTGAATTTGACGCTCTTGTTCGTCCAAAGCCCGGACATGAAATTCTCGAAATCCATCTGGTCGTCGAGGAACCGGCATTGGAAGGCGTAGGAGACATTCGCGACGATCGCCGCGCCATTGGCCGGGGCCGTCGCGAAGGTGATCGTGTTGGGCGCGCTCAAGCTCCACGCGCCTGTCGAGACGCCGGCGACCGTGACGCCGGAAACCGCGACCGCATAGCTAACCGGCTCGGCATAGCCGCCAATCGAGCGAACAAGCGTGAAGCTGGTCGACGCGCCATCGCCCGTCGCAATGGCCTGGGCGCTGACGACATTGTCGGTCGGGTCGACATAAAGGAAGGCGTTCAACTGGCCACCGAGGCTCAGAAAGAACCCCATCAGCGTTTGCAGCGATTGGGATTGCAGGCCTGGGAAGCCCCCCGACGAGTCGAGCCCGTCGAAGGTCAGTTCGAATTCATAGAGCGCATGGGCGTAAAGCCCGACGCGAATCTCCCGGCCCGAGGAATGCGCCGAAACGCGCGTCGAGAAGGTCGGCTTTTTGTGGACGCTCCACCCCTGGCCGGGCAGGGTCGGGAAGGTCGGAAGCGTCATCCTCTCACCGTCTCCAATTTCAGCGTTTTGGTGACCCAGAAGCCTGCGACGAATTCCTCGAAGTCGAGATCGTCGTCGGCGAAGCGCGCGACATGGGCGGCGGAAAAGTCGATCGTCAGCGCGACGCCGGCGGCTGGCGCCGTGGTGAAGATGATGGTCGCGGGCAGGATGGAAACCGAATAGAGCGCAGCGGAAACCGCGACGCCATTGGCGTAAACCGTCGGCGCGCCCATCAAGGCCTGGACGCGCTCGCTGTAGCCGCCAATCGCGCGCGAGACGACGAAGGCCAGGATCGAGCCGTCCCCGGCCCCGAGCGCCGCGCCAGAAGCGACGCCGAGGCCGCCGGGCGGCGCGAACAGGAAAGGCGTCGCTTGCCCCGCGCGCGCCAGCAGGAACCCGACCACAGCCGGTAATTCGGCGTTGGCCGCGTCCGAGCGCAGGAAATTGAACGTCAAGTCAATGTCCCACAGCGGCGAGGCCATCACGCCCGCGCGCGTCTCGCGCCCCGAAACCTTGGCGACCGTCCTGGTCGAGAACCGCGGCGAATAATGGACGCTCCACCCCTGCCCGATCAGCGCGGGAAAAACGGCATAGGAACCCGCGCCAGGCGGCGCGTCGGCAGTCGGGACCGCCAGATAAGGCCCTTTGCCGCTGATCCAGTTGCCGGCCGGCCAATTGCCGCCGTCGCCCCATGCGCCCGAATTGAGCGGGAAGGTCGGGAACGGCCGCGCGTCCCAATTCCAGGCGCAGCAGAACGGCGTCAGGATCATCGGCACACCCGAGGCCGAAGTCTCGTTCTTCCCGCCTGTCCAATAATCGTAAATCGCCTGTAGCCCGAGCCCGGCGAGAATATCGTCGCGGCGCGGCAGGAAGGTCGCGCCATCGGCGGAATCCCAGGCGGACCAGAATGGCGAAAAGCTTTCCGTCGATTTCGGGTCGAAGAAGACGTTCGGCTGATTGGTGCAGCGGTCGACCGTGGCGAAGCCATATTCGACAAAGATCATCGGCTTGGATTTCGCCGCCCATTGCGTCGTCGGGCCATGCGGCGCCCATCCGAGGCCGTCGCTGGCGTCATAGACCGCCTGATGCGCGTTCTTCCACCACCAGCGGAATTGCTTGCGGCCGAGAAGCTGCTGATTGGCGTAAAACGGATTGCGCGCCTGGCTGGCGCGGTCGCCTTCGGGCTGGCTGACATATTGCCCGGAGCCGAGCGGATCTAGCCCGCGCCCGAGATTGTTCGAATCGCTATAGAACCAATTGAACCCTTCGCCGCCTTCGATATTGGCCTGCAAATAGGGCTCGCTGTGAAGGACCGGCGTTCCGGCGAGGCCGAGGCCGTTCATAGCCCCCGAGGATGGCGGCCAGGAGGTCGGAGCCGCGTCGCCCCAATGGAGGACGTCGAGGCCGCCGGCGCCCATCGTCCAGTCGGAAAGCGGCAGATAGTTGTCGAACGAGACGAGGTCGATATTCGCCGAGGCGAACAGCCGGTCGAGGTGCGGCCATTGGCCGTTCGCGCCCGAATGCTGGACGCCATTCCATGTCGACCAGTCCGCCGAATAGGAGATCAGGTTTTTCCACGTCGTCAGGTTTTTGGTCAGGCCCGCGCCGTCGAAGATCGAGCGCACGTCGGCCGCAAGCTGGATCAGCCCGGCGACAAAGGGATAGTCCCAGACCGCGAAGCCGCCGCCGTCCGTCGTCCCCGCCTTGGTCCAGCCGGGACCGCGGATCGCTTCGAGGCCGCGCAATTCCGAGCCGATCAGGAACAGATCGACCCCGCCCGCCACCACGCAAAGGTTGGAGTAATGCAGGATCATCCGGCGATAAGTATAATCTATCGGGCTTCCGCTATAGGAAACGGTCAGGTTTGTATAATCTCGCGTGAATTGCCCGGTCGAGGCCGAGCCGAGAAAGGCGCTGACCGCCGCCGTCGCGGCGCTGCTTACATCGCTCGAAACCCCGATCCGGCCGCGCCAGGGCTTGCCGGCGCAATCCATCAGGAGGAAGGGATAGAAAACGACGCGGAGGCCGCGCGCTTTCAAGTCCTGGATGCAGCGGACGACGCTCTGATCCGAAGGCGTGCCGCCATAGGAGAAGCTGCCACCCGTCTGCGAAATCGGGATCAGGCCCGTCGAGGCCTGCGTCAGCCCCGAGCATTGCCAGTTCGCCACAACCCAGGTCGAGCCCGTCAATGACGTAAACGCGCCCTTGATATAGGTCGTGGACGGGTAAATCTGGCAGGAGGCCGCATCGGTCGAATTGCCGAACCATGCGACGACGAGGGCGACCGTCTGGCACTCCGGATGCGCCGCCTGCAACTGGTCGATCGCATAGGAATAGTCGGTCTTCGTGCCGCCCGGAGCGTAAAAGCAATTGATCGGGGCCAGCGTTTCGAGCGCGCCGGTCCCGAGCACGCCCCCGGTCGGGTTCCAGCGCGAGCCATAGGCCGCGTGGGTGTCATAGGCGAATTCGCCGGTCGCGGGGAGAAGGCAGACGCCAAAGACCTGTGCCAAACCTTACGCCCCCGCGAGTCGTCGAAGCCCCAGATGATTGCCATCGGCGACGGCCTGATTGATCGCCTTCATGATCTGGCGCGAATTGCCGCCGAGCCAGTTCTTGACCGAGCCAGCATCGAGCGCGCTGACGTTCAGGTGCACGCTGGCGCCGGCCGCCGTCGTCGGACCGGCCGCGCCGCCGCCCTTGGTCGCGCTGGAGAGCATCGAGCGGAACGCGCCCGCCTCTGCCGCCGGCATGACCAGTTCGTTGCGATGAACCATCGCAAGCTGATCCTGCGGGATCGACCAGGCGCCAATATCGAAGGCCGCGACGGACATCACCGCGCCTTGCGCCGCCGCAGCCGGGCCGATGGCGGCAGGCCCCATCACTGGCGCCAGAAAGCCGAACACGCCTGCAAAAGTCTCGGAGGCTGAAGCCGTTATGCTTTTCAGCACGACGCCCAGGATAGAAGCCTGACCAGCGGCTGCTTCGCCAGCGGCTATGCCGCCTCGCGACGCGGCTCCCGCCGCCGCCGCCGCCGTTTTCTGGCCTTCGCCGGCAGCCGACAACGCCGCGAGAGCAAGTTGTCGCTTGCCCCAATCCGTCACAATGCCGACGCCCATGCGAACGAATTGCGACACCGCCGACTGAGCCAATGACGACAGCGCCTGATTCAGCGTGCGTGTCCCCAAAACCATCCCCGTCACGCCGGACGAGAAGGAGGACGCCAAGGAGTCGATCACATGGTCCATCGGCGCGACCATTTGCCCAACGGACTGCAGCATGATCTTCTGGCTGTCGAGCGCATATCTCGTATCGAGCGTCAGCATCCGGTTCAGTATTTGCTGCCGCTGCTGGAGGCTCAGGTCGCCAAGCTGCGCCGCTTTTTCGAGCAGGGACTTTTCCGCCGCATATTCCTCGTTCAAGGCGGCCTGGGTCGCTGAAAGGCGTTCGCCCGCACTCATGACCTTCAATTTGGTCAGTTCGTCGCAGAGCGATTTCTTTTCCGCAAGCGCCGCGCGTTCCGCAAAGATCTCGCTATTGACCGCCGCGATGCTCGCGCGGGCGACATCCTCCTGTGATGCGCCCGCCGCGCGCGCGGCGTCGCCGATTCTGGCGAGGGCGCCCGCCGCGCCGGCGCTCAAGGCGGAAAAACCCTGCGCCGACTTGTCGACGCCATTCCCGACCTGGCCGACAGCGGCGGGCAGCGTCTGCAATGCAGCGGACACACGCGCAACGCCGTCAAGAAAGCCGGACGCATCGGCGCCGAAGGAAATTGAAACATTGGATTCAGCCATGCCATCCCGCTTCTCTTGTAACGTTCGCGCCGCTAGATGCGCCCTGACGGAAACAGCCCGCGCAGCGCCGCGACCGCATCATCCGCGGCGCGACGCTCAGGCTTCCAGCACCTTAGGCCGATCGCCAGCGCCGATAACAAGACCGGCGCCGGCGGATTTTCCCGCCAATAGGCGTGGCGCGCGAAAATTCGGGTGAAGATCAGTTCCGCTTCGAGCGCGTCAGTCCAGGCCTCGCCGGACAATTGGCAATAATGGGCGACGATCCGGTCGAAATCCGGAGCGTCGCCTTTCATTCCCCCGGCGGTTGCGCGTCCGTTGGCGCAAACAGGCCCGTCTGCCCGGCAATGACAGCGAGAGCCGCGACGAGTTCCGTAAATCCCGCCTCAAGATCGAGAACGTCGTCACGCGCCAACTCGGGATAGGCGCGTGTCAATCCGCAATGGACGACGTCGAGCATCAATTCGACGTCACCCTGATCGAGCAGCGCCGCGCCCAGCGGATCGCCGGAGGCGATGCGCGCCTGGATGGCGTTGAGGCGCGGCATCAGTTTCAGCAGGCCTGGCACGACGATGCGCGCCTGCCGCAGGGCGAGCGGCGGCACGAAGAACTCCTGCCCGCCGAGTGCGACGACAGGCGAACCCGCGCAATTGATTTTCGGATCCGGAACCATGTCAAACCGCCGTATTGATTTCGCCGATCGAATTCGCCGCATTGGCGATGGCTTCGAAATCGAGCTCTGGAACGACGAAATCCTGCGTTTTCGACGCAATACTCAGCTTGTTCGAGACGCAATTGAATAGTCGCAAGGACCATTGCGCGCCGGCGATATTGGGGTTTGCCTGATAGAAATCGATCTGGAACGTCGGCGCCGTCCCCATCGCCTTGTTGACGATGAGCGCGCGCGATCCGCCGCTGGTCTGCGTATAGGAATAGGAGACCAGAATAGCCTTGCCGGCGTCGCCCGAACTGAAGGTATAGACGCCGGCCGAGACGATGTATTGGCCCACCGCGGGAGCGGAGGAAACCCTGGTCAGCGCCAGGCCGCTCGCGGCATAGACCACGCCGAGGTCGCCGTCGAAATTGGCGGAGTTGGCCGTGGCGTAAGTATAGGGCGACGAGGAGGGAACAGCCCCGGCCTCGTTATAGGCCCAGAGCTTCTGCCCGGCATTCAGGCTTTGGCCGAAGAAGCAGGCGTTGAACAGAGGTCCGTCGATATTGGCGAATTTCGCCTTGCCCGTGATTTTGCCTTCGCCGCGCGCCAGGGCGATCGGAAACTGATATTGCCCGAACAATTGCTTCGACGAAAAGCTGATGTCCAGCGTCACATCCTGCACGGCGCCGAATTGAACGGGCGTCGCATTGGCCCCCGAAGGCGTCGCGATCAGAACGCCGGAGCCAAAAGCGACGGAAGTTGTGTTGGACATGGATCATTGCTCCTGCAGAAGGGCGGCGAGTCTCGCTTTCAAGACATCGACCGCGACGCGCACGTAGTTGAAAATGTCGGTGGCGCGCGAGACCGGCGAATGGTGCATGGTCTCGACAAACCAGCTGTCGATCGCCGCCTCGATTTCTCGGGCGGGAGTTTCGGATTTCTCCGAAGCGTTTTGCGAAGAGTCTTGCATCACGAATTCCCTGAAAGACATGCGTTCCTGAACGCCATCACGGCGCCAGGATGCGGACCGGGACAAGGGCGAGGCCCTGCCCATCGAGGTCGCCCGGATCCTTGACAATCCGGCCCTCAATTCGACAGTGATGAACCAGCCCGCCAAGCGTCTGGCGACCTATCGCGGGATCCGGCGCCAGCGTCGAGCAAAGCGCGTCGAGCGCAATGTTCAGATCGCGCGCCGGAACAACGCAGGGATCGTTCGCCCCGGCGACATAGACAAAGAGATCGACGTTCAGGATCGTTTTGCCGGGCGCGTTTTCACTCGCATAGGCGAGGTTTTCTCCGTGTTCCGTGACGAATAGGGCCGGCTGATCCGCCGCCGCGACATCGCTCCATAATTTGACGCGCCTCGACACTATCGCCCAGCTTTCGCGGCCATTGATGGGCGTCGAAAATTGCGCTCCGGCCAGGCGCGCGCAAAGCGCCGTCATGATCTCTTCACGGGAGTTTTTCATCGGGACTCTTTCAGCTGTTCGGCGGCGGCGACGACGACTTCCCTGAGCGTCGAACCGATTTCACCACTCGCTTCATCCAGCGCCCCGCCGAGATAGGACCGCGCCGCGAAGTTCGAACCCGCGTGCTGGATCTTGCGAGCGAAGACCTGCTTGCCATTGGCGAGAAAGGCCAGTGCGCTCGCCTTACCGGGCAATATTTCATGCGCCGCCGTCTTGCCGCCGAATTCGAGGATCGCGGCATAAGGGACGTCGCCGTTTGAGTAGATCGTCGCGTCGATCCGCGCGTTCTCGGCCTGAACGTCGATCTGGACGGAATCCCGTAACGCCCCGCTGCGCGCATTCAGGACGGAGCCGCTCAGATTGACCCCGACGACCTGCGCGTAAAGCGCCTCCGCCAAGGCCTGGACTTTCGCCGTCAAAGCCGCGCGCAATTGATCGGGCAAGGCGTCTAGCCGCGAGGAAAATTCGGCGGCGCCGTCGATGCTGATCTGCAGCATGGCTTAACTCGCGATGACGCGGGTATAGTTGCGCAAGGCGATGGCGACAAAATCGGGCACCGCCGAGATGCGGAACGCCGCGGTCTCCTGGCCGCCAAGGCTTTTCGACGTCATCGCGATGCGCTCGCGATAGCGGTAACGGTCGGCCGCCCATTCCAATGCGCAACTGGCCAAATCGGCGGGCACATAGCCGTAATTCAGCAATAGTGACTGGCCGGCGTCCGCGGCCGAAAAGAAGTAACCGTCGCCGCCATCAAACGCATATTGTCCCTGCGCCGGATTGGCCGCCACGCGCGCGAGCGGCTGGCCGTTCGCGTAAGTGACCCCCGCGTCGCAAGCGAAATCGCCAAAGGGCTGCGCCGTTTGCACGACGAAGCGCCCGGAAGCAGGCGCGACACAGGGCTCGTTGGAGACCTGATAGCCCGCGCGATAGGCGATCGTGATGTTCTGCCAGCCGCGTGAAAATGTCGCGCCGCGAAGCAGAATTTTCTGCATGGCGCCCGGCGGCTCGATATCGCCCGGCTCCAGCGTCCACCCGGCGCTCAAAGGCGCCTGCGCTTGCGGAACATTTTGACCATCGATCGAGACCGAGGAGACCGAAACCACCGGCCAGTTTCGCAACTGGATCGACGCCCTGCCGTTGCCGTCGAAATGATCGACGACATCGCGCGGCCAGACGAAGGGGCGGTTGATAGAGGCGCAGATCGCGCGGCTGATCTGGCCGATCAGGCCGGCGAGCAGAATGTCGTCGCCATTCGATTGCACGCCTAGATGCGCCTTGAGCTGCGCCAGCGAAACGAGATCGCCCTGCGCCATGGTCAGTTCACCTTCCCAGTGCGCGAGCGCGCACGCGAGGGCTTTTCTATGCCGGGCATGCCGAACGGATCAGAGTCATACGCGACGCAACCATGAGCCTTCAATTCGTCGGCCAGATCCTCCGAAGCTTCGAAAACGCCGGCTTCGTCCGGCGCGATGGTTTCGCCCGCGCAGAACAACGCGGTCACGCCCTCGGGCGCCCGATATTTCATGTCGCGACTCCATTTCGGGAAAAAGATCGCGCCGCCTCGCGCCGAGGCGGCGCGTCAGCCATTAGCCGTTGCCGATATTGGTGATGACCGACATGCTCGGCGGGAAATAGTGCTGCAGCACTTCATCGGCATAGACGCCATATTCATAGCGACGGGCCCGCAGCGGCCATTCGATCTGGTAATAATCCTGCCGCGTGCGGACCTGGATGACATTGCCGACATTGGCCAGCGGATAGGGCAGCTTTCGCGTCAGGAACAGCATCGTGCCGGCGGGCATGTTCGGATGGATCTTGATATCGAGCGACTTGGCGCCGGCGAGCGAATATTTATTCTTGTAGGTCGTGACCATCACGCCGCCGCCGATGGCGTCCTGTTTCGTATCGAAAATGAAGCGTTGCGCGCTCGTCGCCCCGCCCGCCAGGATTTTCTTCGAGATGTTGTTCGCTTCCTGCGACGACACCCAGACTTCGTCGGGGGAAAGCCGATAAAGGTCCCAATTCGCCTTGAGCACCGCTTCGATCTCGACGATGCCGCCGGCTCCGTCGCCGGTCAGGGGCGTCCCCGCGCCCGCAACGCCGGTCGGCTGCACATTCACCATCGCGCCCGAACCCGGCAGCAGCGCCTGGGTAAGCAGGCCGTCGAATGCGAGCGAATTGGCCGACCAGTCGGCGGCCGGCAAGGAGGGCGCGGTCTGCGTTCCGGTCGCGGCGGCGGTAATCGCCACGCTGTTGATGGTGGTGATGGCGCCCAGAACTTCCGAACCGGCTGCGCCCCAATACCAGGCGTAGCCGAAGGCGCCGGTCTTGGCCGCGACCGTCGCGGTGACACTGCCATTCGGTCCGGTGACGGATACCGTCGCGCTGGCGGATTTCTGCGCGGCGCCGCCGCCGAATGTATCCGATGAGGAGTCCGCATTGGCGCGGCTGATCGAAGCCTGTACGCCTGTGGCGACCGAGGCATTCATCAGGCCGTCGAGCGTCAGGGCGACGCAAATCACGGACCAGGTCGCGGTCGCCAGCGCGCCACCAGAAGCAGAGGCGGCTAGAGTCGGGGTCGCGGTCGCGCCCAAGGCCATCGAGGTATTGCCGCCAAGCAGCATCGCCTCTTCGCCGATCATCAGCGCCTCGAGACCGATCTGCGCGGCGAGCGCCCGGATATCGTCGAAATTCTGACCGGCGAACTGGGCCTCGAAATCGGCGTTGGTCTCGATGCCGATCCCCTTGTAGGTCGCGACATAATCCTTCGTCGTGACGGCCGCGACGGCGCCGCGGTTGCCGCCCGAAACGCCGATGCGCAGACCGGTCGAATTGATCGCTGTGACAGCGCGCCAGGCCGCCTGCACGCCGCCCTTGCCGGAGACGCGCGGGATCGAATTGCGCAGCGGCGTCAGCACGGGGAACAGCAGCTTCGCGCCGGCTTCGAGATCGTAATAGGTCAGGCCCGAGGTCGGGGAAGACGCCTGCGAGAAGGTCGATTTTTCCAGGCTGGCGAAACGCGGATCGAACACCGGCGCGGCCTGCGCCTTTCGGATCGCCTGAGTCAGTTCAAGCGCGGTCTGTTGTGCGGTCATGGACATGCTTTCTCTGTTGGAAATCGACAAAAGATGCGGCTCAGCCGAAGCGTTTCGGCTGCGTCTGCGCCGCCTTGATCAACACGAGCGAGGCCTGCTCGGGCGAGAGCCGCGCCAGTTCGGCGGCAAGGTCTTCGAGGCCCGCCTCCGCCGATTTGGAGACCGGCGCAAAGCCCGGCATCAGCACCGGCAGCGCCGGCGCCGCCTCCAGCGCGCTCACGCGCTCGGACAGTTGCGCCAGACGCGGCGCGAGATCGGCGGCAGCCTGCCGTACAGCTTCGCCCTGCGTTGCGAGCTTTTCCAGCCGCGCTTCGAGCGATTCAGATTTCTGGGTTGTGCGCGGCTGAAGGGCCGCCACGCATTGCGCTTTCAGCCGCGCCAGCAGAGAGGTGAGCGACGCGTCGTGAATCGGGTCGGCGTTGAGGTCATGCTCCAGCGCGTCAAAAAAATCGGCGATGGTCTCTGCGGCGTCGGAATCGCTCGTCACATTGCCGGCGAGCCAGTCGCGCAGGGCGGAGGCCATAGCCTCGGGGGCGGCCTGCGCCTTGGCGACAGGCTCGACAAAAGCGCGCCTCTCGCTTACGCCGTCCGCCTTGACCAGCTCGAAGCCAGCCTCCGGCAGACAGGGCAGATCGACCAGGGAAATCTCGGTCGGACTGGCGGTATAACGTGTGTACTCGGGCTGATCGGGATCGGGCCAGCGCTTCACATAGGCGCCGCCCTGGCTGAAGCCGGTATAGACTCCCTCCTCGATCTTGCGCCATTCGTCGTCGTCGACGATCTTGGCGGCGATCTCGATGCGCTTGGCGTCATCGTTGAAGGCGATCGAGGAAATCTTCCCCGCCGCGATCTTGCCATGCATGGCGCGCAGGTTGCCGAGGCTCTTGCCGCCGGAAGCCTTGGCGCAATCCGCCGACCATTGCTCGTAATAGGGCTTTGTGCTGGCGTAATCGCAGATTTCGCCGGACTTGTCCGGCAGTTCGGCTGTGGCGTAGCCATAGATCAGGCGCCGGGCGGCGTCCGCCTTGCGCAGGGGTATGAACATTTGCAACGGGTCCGGCACGCTCGGCGCTCCTCGCTGGGTTGAGCCGGCCTCGCTCGTAGCGGGGCTGGCCATGGGGTCGGAAAACTTGCTAAAGGGATGCGCGCCATCCAATGGCGCGGAGAAAAGGCGCGGAACCATGGAATTCTGGAGCGCAACGGCGCAGAGCCTCAGCCCCTACACGCCCGGCGAGCAGCCGCGCATCGAGGGCCTGGTCAAGCTCAACACCAATGAATGTCCGCTGCCGCCGTCGCGTAACGCCATCCAGGCGATGCGCGACGCCGCGACCGACGCCCTGCGCCTTTATCCCGATCCGGAATCGCTCGCATTACGCGAAACTCTCGGGCGTTATCACGGAGTTCGCGCCGAAAATATCTTCGTCGGCAATGGCTCCGACGAAGTTCTGGCCCATGTCTTCGTCGCGCTGCTCAAGCACGAGAAGCCGCTGCTTTTTCCGGACGTGACCTATAGTTTCTATCCTGTCTGGGCCCGCCTCTACGACATTGCTTTCCAGACCGTCGCGCTGGATGACTCCATGTGCCTGCGCGTGGACGATTACCGCCGCAACGCCGCCGGCGCGATCGTCTTCGCCAATCCCAATGCGCCGACGGGCGTCGCGATGTCGCGCGACGAGATCGCGCAAATGCTTGCGCAGCACAGCGACATTCCTGTCGTCGTTGACGAGGCCTATGTCGATTTCGGCGGCGAAAGCGCGATCCCGTTGATCGCGGCGCATCCCAATCTCCTGGTGGTGCGCACCTTCTCGAAATCGCGCGCGCTCGCCGGCCTGCGCGTCGGCTATGCGCTCGGCCAGCCTTCGCTGATCGACGCGCTGACGCGGGTGAAGAATTGCTTCAATTCCTACCCGCTCGGCCAAATCGCGCAGGCCGGGGCCATCGCCTCGGTCGAGGACGATTCCTATTTCCAGTCCAGCGTCAAAACCATCGTCGCCGAGCGCGAGAACATGACCGCGCAATTGCGCGAACTCGGCTTCGACATTCTGCCGTCGAGTGCGAATTTCATCTTCGCGCGGCACAAAACCGCGAAGGGCGCCGACCTCGCTCGCGCCCTGCGCGACCGCGCCGTGCTGGTGCGGCATTTCAACGCGCCGCGCATCGAGGATTATCTGCGCATCACCATCGGAACGGCGGAGCAGACCGACAAGCTCGTTGCCGCGCTACGCGCGATATTCGAGTGAGCTGAGGCGCCTTTGTTTTCGACAGGGGGCGAATTCTATCAACGCCTGGAAAGTTCGATCAGCCGTTGTTTGGAAACGCGTTCGCCCGTTGGCATGAGAGAAATGTAATCTTCGGGAATCTCGGCCAATTGCGTCGGTGAAATTGGCAGACCCGCCTCGGCCATGAGGCAAAGTCGGAAAAATTTGGCGTCCACGACAAGCGGCCAATGGTCTTCGATTTCCGCGTCCAACGGCGCCTTTTGCATTTCCGCCAGCGCAGCCGCGTCTTTTCCCATCCTTTTTAAAAGCTCTGCGCGTTTATGAAAAACTCCGCTTTTGCATTCAAAACGATGCAAATTGGCCGCCAGATATTGGAGTGCTTCTTCATACCGGCCTTCGTCGCGCAAGACCACGGAACGCCAATGCGCAACCGTCGCCTCGCCCGGATCAGCAAATTCTTCCTCGTCCAGCATAGCATGGGCCGCTTTCCAATCCTCTCCGCGGATGAGATCGACCAACTTGTTAATTTTTTTCATATCGATCATCGAAACGCACCACACGGCCCGAGAGTTGGTCGCAAGGCGACTTACCGGTGCGTTTGCAAATCATCTGGCGCAACATCTGGATAGAGCTGATAGACCGGCCGCAGGATGTTGAAATAAATTTCACCCAAAATAGAGCCGATTATTTGTTTATATCTGGTAGACTCTTCGGAGTCGGCGCCCTTGAGCAATTCAATGAGAGCCGAATTCAGATCGCCAGATGCGCGGAGCGCAAGTTCCGAAATGGCTTTTGCCTGCTCAAGTTCCATTTCGATCTCCGTCCGTTTCCGAATGTTATGACGTCGCCCCTTCTGTGTCTCGGTGGCCGCAAGTTCCTCAGTCTTTGACACCGAAAAAGCTTTTCGCTGGATTGCCGCCTTCGTCATCCATGATCGTGTAATTCTCGATCAGGATTTCGAGCCCTGCCTGTTTCGCGCGCGCGACGAGTTCATTCGGAAGCGCAGGTGTTGGAACTTCGTCGTGGCCGAAAATCGAAATCCAAAGGACAGCATCGACTTTTCCAGCTATCGCCAGCGCCGAAATTGGCGGAGCGCCACGCTCAATATCATCAAGCCATTGCGAAAGGACAGGTACGATCTTGTCGATGTCACCGTATTTTGTATCTGCAGAAGACGCATAATGCCGTGTCGCGATGCGTGCTGCCACCCTGCCTTTGGCGGCAACTGTCTCGCCCTTGACATCAATTTCGGTCCAATTCCGTCCCGAAGCGCGCACCAGCCGCTTCAGAGGCTCCGTGTCGCTCCATAGCCTCAAGTTCGCTCTGAAATAAGGGGCCTTTTGGCTATTCAAAGAATCCGCTTTTGCATCAGTCATGAAGGTTGCCTATTACTTCACCTTGGAAAATGATATCGCCATTATCGAGATCTAATACGCATTCATCGCCGCCGGACAATCGCCTATTATCCTTTGCCGCGTGTATGGCCTCTCCCGCGTCAATCGGGTCAATCCCCAGGAGCTTGCAGGCTTTGCGAAAGTTCCGGGTCGTAGCGGCAACTTGAAACGAATTGGGCGTGGCCCCTCCGGTCCAACGCCCGTTTGCATCGCGCGGTTGATTGTCGCTGTATTTGCCACAGAACCCAGCAGCACCTTAGACTTCGCGAGCGTGGCTTCCCGCCAAATTCTGCGCCGATCCGCCCAACCTGACAACACCCTGCCCCGTCGACACCGTCAACACGTCCGCCATCGGATCGGCGGGCAGCTTCTCGCCCATGATCTCCGCCGCGCGGCGCCGGGTCATCATGCCGGCATTGACGTAAGCGACGAGATTCTCCCGTTGCACGGTCGGATCGATCGCCGTTTCGTGCCGCCAGGCGAATTCCAGACTGTCCACGCCCAGCATGTTCTGGATGACATGATCGCAAAGCCGCTTGATCCAGGCGAGGATGGGGAACAGCCCCTCCTCGTCGGCTGTCTCCTTCTGCGTCTCGCTGGTCGCGCGATTCATCTGGCTGACGAAGGGCTGCGGCGAGATCGAAAAGGCGAAGCACACCACCCGCGCGATCCATTCGTCGAAGGCGTTTTTGAGCTCCGGCTCCTTGGTCTGGATGAAGGTTTTCGCAACTCCGCCGGGCACGAATTTCGCCCTTCTGCGCCGCGCCAGATCGCCGGTGAAATAGAGGTCCCAATAATCCTGGAAATTCTTGATCTGGTCCGGCGTCCAGGCGTCCGGCACGCCAATCAGGCTCTCAGGCACATTGCCCTCGCTGTAATAGCTCAACTGGTGCAATTGCCGCTTGAGGCCGATATTGACCGTCGCCATCACCTGCTCGACCGGCGAGAAGCCATAGGCCCGATGCGCCCGCACATTGCGCGGCCTGTAGACAATATCGCGCTCGCTGTAATTGACGGCGGGAACGCCTTTCAGGATCTGTTGGAACGCGACCGGATAGACCAGTTTGCCGTTCTGGACGAAAGCCCGCGGTGTCCGGCCCCAGGCGTCGAGCACGGGCTTGATGGTGGCGCCGTCGAGCGGATGCAAGGCCAGCAGCCCGCCCGCGCGGTCGCGCTCGCACCACAGAGCCGGCGCGTCGATGACGAACAGATCTTCCAGAATCATCCGCATCCAGGCGCACCAATCATGGACGCCGTCCGGACTCTGAAAGAACTTTTCGACGCGCGCGGTCTGGCCCGGCTCAACGCTCGCATCCGCCTTGGCGCGAATGCCCCAGTTCATCCGTTCGATCTGATCCTTGCGCGTCTCGATGACCAGACGCAGCAAATCATAGGCGTCGGCGAGCATGCGCAGATCGGAGAAGGAAAAAGCCTCGTAAGTGCGCGCATGGGTGTTGAGATTATAGCCCGAGGGAAAATCCCATTGCCGTCCCGCAACCTCCGCCGGCGCGCCCGGCGCCAGCGGATCGGAAGGCCCAAACCAATCGGCCGCGCGCTCGAAGCCGCCAAATCTGGCGGTGACTTCGACAGGCGAAAGGGACCAGCGTGGCAGACCCGCGCCGCGTTCGCTCATGTTCAACTCCAGTAATTTGCTCCGGCGCGGACGAGATCAGTCCCGCCCGTTCAGTTCAGCCGACATGCTGCGATAGAATTCGAAAACCGCCGCGCCTTCGCCCTGGTCGAAAACCAGCGAGGAGACCGCCCAGACCAGAGCGTCCACACGATCCGGCGAAAAGCCCGCGCGGCCACGGTCGAAATCCGGGGTCATCAGGCACATCTGGTCTTCCAGGCGCGCGAAAAGCCCGCAATGGCGCACCCTGCCCTGTTCGTAGAGCGCGGCGACCGGCTCGGCGCGCGTAAACTTTCCGCGCGAGGCGCGCACCGCGCGAAAGGCGACATTGGCGTCCACCTGGCGGATCATCGTCTCGATCATCTCGCCGCCATTATTGACCTCCGCGACGAGACAATTCGCGCCATAGTCCTTCATGGCGGTCAATGCGCGCATAACCCACCCGAGCGGCGTCTCGCCCTGCCGCGACAGATCGGCGAGGATGAAAACCCGCCGGTCCGTGGCGAGCCCCGCGACGATCATGCCGCATTCATCGGCGCTCTCGCCGGAGGTGACCGGCGGATCGAGCGCGACGACGATGCGGCCGAGCTTCGGAATGTCTTCCTTGCCGACATGGGCCGCCTCGATCGTCTCGCGCGTCCACAAGGCCCCGGGAACGTCGAGCAGCATTTGGGCGTGCAATTCCTGCCGCCCCAGCCGGGTGCCCTCATATTTGCGCACCACGCGTTCGAGAAAACTCTCGGCGAGATTGCCGATGTTTTCATAGGTCGAATGCTGCGTCGAAAAGGTCAGCGGATCCGCGAGCAGATCGCGCATCAGCTTGGTCGGACGCGGCGTCGTCGTGATGATCGCCTGCGGCCTGTCGCCCAGACGCAAGCCGAATACCGCCTGGTCCCACGCATCGGGATAGCGCCAGGCGGCGAGTTCGTCGGCCCATAGCTTCATATGCTGCTTGCCGCGCAACCGCTCCGGCTCCTCGGCCGAAAACAGCAGGCTCTTCGCACCGTTCGGCCATTCCAGGCGCCGCTTGTGCGCGACGTAGCGAGGGCGTTCGTCACGCGGACACACCGCCAGCACGCCGGATTCGCCTTCAACCATTACGTCGCGCACATCATCGGCGGTCGCGCCGATCAGATTGACCAGGGGAAATTCGTGCGCCCAATGGCGAACGGTTTCCGCCCCGGTCCGCGTCTTGCCCCAGCCGCGCCCGGCCAGCGGCAGCCAATAGACCCAATCGCCGGGCGGTATGAGCTGCTCGGCGCGCGCCCAGAACGGCCACAGGGTCTTCAGGGATTCCAGTTCATCCGCGTCGAGCCTGGCGAAAAAGCCGGCGCGCTCGCGCGGACTCATCCTCGCCAGGGCGCTTGCGTCGGTCGGAGGCCTGCGCATGGCGGCGCTTATTTCTTCACAACCGCTTTACCGGCTTTCGCGGCCGGCGCCGCCTGCCCGCGCGCCAAGGCGTCGAGCTTTTTCAGCAGCGTCTGGCGCGACTCGTCGAGCGATATCACCGCCTCCGGTCCGGCGTCGAGGCCGAGCAATTTGGCGCGGCGGTCCATGATGGACAGCACGCGCGAAATCGCCGTGGCGTCGCCGCCCATCGCCGCCTTGTAATGAGCCGCCTGCAATTGATCGAGCCGCATCAGTTCAAGCTGGCGCAGCTCGCGCGCCGGCTGGTCGCGGCAGGATCGCAGGTTCTTGGCGACGATCGCATAGATTCGGCTCACGCTGACGCGACGAAATCCGGCTTCCGGCAATTTGCGGGCGATCTCGTGAAAGGTCAGGCCGTGCAAGCGCATGTTGAGGATCGCGAGGTCGCGATTGACGCGCTCCAGCGGCGTTTCGCCTCGGTGCGATCTCGCGCCCCTCTCTTCCTCCAGCCCTCGCCGGCTTCGATTTTTTTTCTGCAGCTCTTCGCGCGGGTCGGACGCCATCGCTCTTCCAATTCATCGGCCTGGCCGGCGAGACGCCGACCGAAAGCAAAACCCGGCGGCTCCCTCTCGGGAGCGCCGGGCGCACATCTTCAACATGGATATTTCTAGCAAAAGTCAGTCGACCCGTCAATGGGCTTTAATGGGCTTTTTGCTTTTTTTTTGGGAATTTTCCCATTCTTAATCGCTCGAGGATTTGATGGGCAATGCTGGGCAAGCCTTAATTCACCGTGAAACGCCCGGCGAAACGGCCAATAATGCGAACGTCGTCCAAGGCCGCCTCATAGGGCGAATAGGACGTATTGGCCGAGATCACCCGCACGCGCGTCGGCTCCGAGCTCATGACGATCTGCAATCTCTTGATCACCAGGCCGAAACCGTCCCAAAGCGCGAAAATGCCCTCGGGGCTCGGAATGGTGTATCGCAGGTCGATAAAGACGCGATCGCCCTCATAAAGGCGAGGCTCCATCGAATCGCCGATCACTTCGAAGACGCGGACATGCCGCGCCGAGGCATGCAACACGCCCTGCATGATCGCTGGCGGCAGGCTCCACTCCGCGGCGATCGCCTCGGCCGAATAGACATTGCCCTGCTCGTCGTGAACGAAAGCCTCGATCGGCACGCCGCCGCCGCCGGCGCCGGCGCGCACATCGACTTCCAGAATGGTCGATCCAGCCACCGTCGCGCCGTCGACGATCCGGCTGTCGACGCTGGTGTCGAACCGACGGCGCGGCGGCTTGTCCGGCGCGAATTCGCCGCCCGCCACCTCCGCCCCGGTGAGCAGCCAGTCGAGCGAACGCCCGAGCGCCGCCGCCAGTTTGTTGAGCGCAGGCAACGAGCCGCCGCGTCCGCGCTTGAGCGCGTCGCGGACGTAGGTTTCGCCCAGACCGGCGAGCTTCGACAGGCCCTTCATGTCGAGGCCCTGCCGCTCCATCTCGGCTTTTACCCGATTTCGGATTGACTCATCCATGATGGGATTTTTCCCATATTTTCGCCCCACCGTCCAGAGGGATTTTTCCCATTGACACGATGGGATTGTTCACTTTATGTTCTCAATCGCTTCACTGTGAAGCCCATTTCCCTCATACACTTTCGCAAGGCGGCCATGACTCTTCCCGCACCTTATCGCGTCTTTTCGCCCTTCTCCTCCACCTCGATCATCGTGCCGCGCGCCGGCGCGCGGCCACTGCGGGTGGAGACCGTCAAGCCGCGCGCGGCCTTGCCAAAAACCGGCCAGTTCGGCCTGAGCGCCGAGCCGCGCCCCGCCGCCCAGACCATCACCCTGCACGTCCCGACGCCGCCGCCGGCTTCCGTCCTCTATGTCCCGACACCGCAAGGCCTGGTGCGCTCCGAGGCCTATGAAGACTGGCTCGATCAGGCGGCCCGCCGCCTCAACGCGCAAAAGCCGGGACGCATCGGCGCGACTTTCGCCCTGGAGATCGCGGCGCCGCGCAACGCTCGCACCCGGCAGTTCGGCGCGCTGGAGCGCCCGCTGGTCGAACTTCTCGCGCGCTGCCGGATCATCCGGCGCGGCTTGTCGCCGGAGAAATTCAGCGCGGCATATGGCGGCGCCGGATCGGAGCTCACCTTGACCGTGCGCGACCATTCCGCCGCCTGA